GGTTTGTTTTTTGTTTTTTCTTTTTTTTTATTTTTTTTTTTAATCAGTTGATGATGTGTTATTCTCAGTGTTTTCTGAGTTTTCTTCCTTTTTAAATAAATGTTTCATTACCATAACATACGCTATTATCAAAGCAAATAGAACTAAAATTCCCACCAAAATAGAGACCCCTTGATATGTCCAAAGGGCAATCCACCCAAAAATGAGAAATGAGGGGATAGAGTCTTTCTTAGGAAGCGAAAATGTTAAAAGAGCATCGGCAATAGGTACTGATACGATTACAATGGTAATAAAGAAAATGAGTTTTTTTACAAAGGTATCTAAAGAGGATAATTGGTTGCTATAGAGTACATAGATAAAAACGAATATCAATGAGATGTAAAGCAATATTCCTATTATTTTTAATGTTTTGGCTAAAACACTCTTCCATTGGCTTTTGTATTCCTCGTATATATAGGTTAAATTGATGTTTAGTATATCGTCTTTATGTATGCAAAAGTTATGACCTGGTATAGCTTTGAAATCTTTGCCACTTTCTTTTTTTCTTACTTGTTTTAAAATAACGGTTTCTAAATCGTTATCGCTTTTAGATAGATGGTGATGTTTGTATTCTCCTTGGTACAACACATTTTCGCGGGTAAGTATATAAGCTAAAGTGTGGTCGTATTTAAAACCTTCAGGCGGGGTGTCTTTTTTGCCATTGAGAAGTGCATACCAATAGTTATAGAAATTGTAGTTGTATGATACTGCTATTCTATGGCATATCAAACCTAATAGTATAGGGAGTATATATAAGAACAGGCATAGTATAAGTAAACTAAAACCTTTGGCTTCTATAATTTCTTTATTAGGAAGACTTACATCAGTTTCTTGATGTATGCTACTATGGATTTCTCTGATGGTTTCATAAGATATTTGAGGAATAGGGTCTATCCCTGACCAAACTAAAAAACTAATGGAAAGATAACAAATAAAGAGCATTAGCACACTAAAGGAGAGTGTCCAGATAAATAGCTCAAACAAATTGCCAAAATAAAACTCTTTATCAAATTCGTTTCTATAAAAAAAGCTCCGAAACAAGAATCCCGGAACTATGAATATCATTATATATATAACTGTGTTTAATGCAAGATTAAATTCCATAATTTATCCCACTGCAATGGTGACGGTTTTTTGGTTACTAAAGGTAATGGTACGTGTTTGCCCTTTGTTTTCACTTTTTCGTAACTCTTCTACAGCATCGTAAAACTTTTGTCTATCTTCAGCAGTAACTAAATTTTCATATAGACTATCCTCCTTTTGAACAGGATCATTGAAAATAGTCATAGCAAAAGGTATAATACCTAATAAGATATTAAAAAATTCTTGTGCGTAAGTGTTTATAAGGTTTTTCATTATTAATGAATCTATATTATAACTATTAGTTAGTAATATTGGGCGCAAAATTACAAAAAAAAATTACCCCCGCAAATTTAGGGGGGTAAAATTAATTGTTAAATATTACAACACTACTTCTTTGGTGGTGTTATTGCCAGGGCGGTCGGTGGCGGTTACGATTACTTTGTCACCAGAGATTGAAGCATTGGTGGCAGTGGTTACATAGAGCCATTTGCCTTCGTGCAGGGTGGCGTTGCCTTGCTCTACATCGGACTCGTCGTTGTTTTCAATACGCACTTTCACGGCGGTTACTTTCACATTGTCGGTAACGGTGATAAGTATTTTTTCGCCTGTAGCCGCTCCTTTGTAGGCGGTAGTATCGATTGCCTCGATAACAGGCGGACGGAGATAGTCGGCAACGGCGATGTTGTAAGCCGATAGTTTGTTAGGCGAGGCGGCAGCCAGCTTTTTGTAGATAGCAGATAGCGAACTATCGGCAAGGGCTTGCTTGGCGTAGGCTACTGCCTTAAGGAATTTTTTGCCTTGCTCTTTTTGGTGTTCGGTTTTTTTGATCGTGTGTCGCGGACTTTTAGCGAGGATAGTACCGCGTGCGGTGTTGCGGAATACCATTTGTTTGCCTACAGAGCCAGAGAGCCCAAAGAGGTAAAGGTTTTCTTTAGATTTTGCCATTTTATTTAGTTTTATGGGTTAATAATGGCGCAAAGATAGTGGTGATTTATTGCTGTTTAAAGGACAGTAGCCTCTGTAATGAATAATTATTAATTAGGGTATTAGCTAAAGGGGGATATTCCTTACCTAAATCTCAAGGGACAAGTTCTGAAGTTTTTTTTGTATCTACTTCATTTCCTATTTTTTTTTCAATTGTTTTCACTAACAGCTTTAGTTGCTTTAATTCTTCGGTTTTTCTGAATATTTTTTCTATCAAAGTAAAATTTTCTTCCTCTTGGCTCTCGGCTTGTAGTACCCACTTTCTTAAGCTTTTTTCCCTCGATACGATATTGCTACGCAGGGTGTGCAGGCGTTGTACGAGTTGTGTAGGGGTGAGCTTGTCTAACGCTTCTTCTTGAGTGGGGGCGGCAGGTAGCAATATGCGTTTGTACTTACTCCAATGGTCGAGCACGGTATCGCAGGCGTCCATTTCCTCGAATAGTTGCCATAGCTGCTGCTGTAGGGCGCGGGCTTGGCTTTCTTGGTGGGCTGGGAGGGCATTAAGCTGTAGCTTGAGCGAGCAGGCTTGTAGCCAGTGTTTTTTCTTGGCAAGGTATATGGGGTGCAGGGCTTGGGGATAATCGGCTATAATCCTCACCCCTGACCCCTCTCCAGAGGAGAGGGGAAGCACTGAAGTAGATGATGTTACTGATTTCGGATTGTTCGTCTCGCTTTCGGAGAGGGGGGAACGGGGGGTGAGGCTTTTTAGTTTTGCTTTTAGCTTTGCTTCGTTCTCCAATGAATAAAATCGAGGAACGCCCTGAAGATTGCCTCCAAGGCGTTCATACTCTATGAGCAAACGTTTATATTGTTCTCGGTAATTATTCACTTTTCACTGATTTTGGTGAATTGTTTTTTGCTGCTTCTTTCAATGCCAAGGCGCGTTCCAAAATGGGGACATCGGGCGGGTATTGTTGTTTTTTCTTTTCTATGAGTTGTTGCAGGGTTTCGGTGCTGAGGGCTTGTAGTAGCTCGGCAGCTTCTTCTTGCAAAGCATAGAAAGGAAAGCCCGCGAGGTATAGGCTTTTGACATTGTAAGGAATACGACTCAAATCTACTGCCTCCAAACCGCCCCCTAATTCTTTGGGTTTGGTGAAGTAGGCAGTGCCATTAGGTAGCAATGATTTGAATGCCGAATCATTCACAATTTGTAATTCGGCATTCGTTATTTGCTTCTCGTCATTCGTGATAGTCTTAGGCTTCAGCGATTGTTCCTGCATACTTGTACGGTTTTGAATTTGTGATGATTTTTAGGGTAATACCGCTATCGTCTTCGGCTTTTTTGCCGGTAGTGGCTTCGGCAGTATCCATATAAGCAGGGTTGATCTTGGTGCCTATTACCCATAGCGTGCCTTGGGCATCGGGGACTACGAAAATCATCGGTACGTTTTTGTAACGGTTTATGAAGTCGAGGGTTACATCGCTAAAGCGAGCTATTTTAAACTCTAACTCGGTTTTCGCTTTTTTATTGCCAGCATTGCCAACGAGTGTGATTTTGAGTTCTCCCTCGTCTATCTGTGCATCGATACCCTTAAAGAATTTGGAAGCGATAAGGGTAAGGTTACCGTCTTCAATTGTGTTGGCTTTGCCGAGTTCGCCTGTATTGGCGGGCAATACGCACTTATCTACAAACGCCTTAGGGGCGTACAAAATGCGTGTGCTGATGCCTCCGCTTACTTCGTCGTTAGGACAAGCATCGAGGCTTTCGTGGGGTACGTTATCAAAACAATTTTTTGCCATAATCTTAATTTGTCAATTTGTTAATAAGGGGTGAGTGACCGCCGATGAGTTGGAGGAGTAGTTCCTCGTCATTAGCGATTTCTTCTTGTGAGAGGGCTTCACCTCCGATAAGTATCATTTGAGGTGCATCGTCGGCAAAGCGGTAATGCTTGCCACGGAAAATAAAGCTCCCATCGCTCTCGATAGGAGCTTGCGCTTGTGTATCGTTGCTTTCGGTAGAGGCGTTATCCATTTCGGGCGAATTGCCATTCGCCCCTACGACGGGTGTATTTTTTTCTTCTTTTGCCATAATGTTAATTTGTCAATTTGTCAATTAGCAAATTAGCACATTGGCTAATTTGCTAATTGGTGAATTAAGCTAATACGAGGTTAGGGTAGAACAACTTGTTTTGGTCATCGTTGTTCAATCCTCGTTTTTTCTGAGCATCGTTGGTTTCCACGAATAGGTATTGGTTTACGGCAAAGTCGTAACCCAAGTGCCATTCAGAGAATATTTTCACGAGGTAATCTTGCACCTGTACATCGTTGATACGCGCAGGGTTATCTACGCGGTCGTATAGGCGGAAGAGGTTACCGTCGACCCAAGCGATGATACGCCCAGCTTTCAATCCTGGTACACCTACCAAGTCACGTCCGTATTTGGTTTTTCCACGTTGCGGATCGTTGAAGTCGATGTATTGGTTAGCAGGCGTTTCGCGTAGCTCTACATAGTCGTTGAACTCTTCGAGAGAGATAAAGAGTGTTTTCACTTTCACGCCCCCTGGCAAGCCTTTTTCGAACTTAGTAACGCGGTCTACAATACTTGTTACCCCTGCATCTACAGGAATGTGGAAAACAGGGTTGCTTGTATCGGCAACGGCGCGGTTCACCACTTCGTTAAGTCCGTCCATTGTTTTGGTATAGTCGGGGGTAGTACTGCCTACTTGGGTAGCATCGTACTTGCCCGTAATACTAATGAGGTCGAGGTCGGAAATCACTTTTTTGGTGATAAGCCCCATAATGAACTTGCTGATAGGCATTTCATTGGGTTTTTTGTCCTCTTCGTACATAGCTTCTTCCCAGCTGCCAACGATGTCGTTAGGATTGATAGGGAAGTTGATTTTCTGACGGAAGTTTTTCAAAAGTTTCTTTTTGAAAGACACTTCGCCAGCACCCGTCCACTTGTCGGAAAAGGCTTGCACTACATTGCTGATAAATACAGCAGGTATATGCCATTCGCCTTTTACTTTGCCGAGTGGTTTGGCGTAGCGGTTTAGCAGGATTTCTTTAGAGAGTATCGCTGCTTCGAGTTCGACAGGACGGGCATTGCCGTAACGTACGAGCTCTTTTGCAATTTCAGTAGCTTTAATTGTATTTCCCATATTTTAATTTACTAATTTGCTAATTGATTGTGCGCATCATTCATATC